CTTTTTCAAGGTTTTTAGTGCCATATCTATGTGATTATAAAGGATGGGCATTATTTCTTGACATAGACATTATTTTAAACGACGATATAAGTAAGTTATTTGATCTGGTTGACGACCGATATCACGTTTTTGTTTCGAAGAACGAAAAACGATTTGAGTGGGCGTCGGTCATGATGTTTAATAACGCAAAATGTAAAAATCTCACACCAGACCACATAGAAACTGCGGAGAATCTTCACGGAATCTCGTGGTGTTCTGATGAAGACATCGGGTCTTTACCACCTGAATGGAATCATCTTGTCGGCTATGACATCCATCGAGAAAATCCAAGCCTTATCCATTATACACAAGGCATCCCCGCTTTCCCAGAAACAGAAAATTCTGAACATGCCGATCTTTGGCATCAAGCAAATTTTCGTGCAAATAGCGCCACAAACTGGGAAGACCTTATGGGGAGATCAGTGCACAGCATTCATCTTGATATGGGAGATGAGAAAACTCTTTGTGTGCCAAGATATTATCTTCATCAAAGTGGCGAAAGCATAGCGCCAGGATTTATAGAGAAAATTAAAGAACTTAAGGAGTCCAAATATGGAGTTTCCTAAGTTCTTGCGCCGCCGTCAGAAAAGCCGCGTTCTTTCTCTTGGTTCGGATGAAATTATCAAGCCCTTAGAAGTCGCAAATAGTCAATTATCCCAGGGCTACAAGCCTATTGATTGCCCAGATTGTGGAATATCCCTACGAGCAAGAGCCATGTTTTCCCATAAGAAAGTCTGTCCTGGGAAAAGGAGGAAGAAAAAGTAATGTCCACCTTTGTTCAAATGCGCGCTGTGATTGCTGATGATTTAGATCGGTCAGATATGACCACTCAGATCAATCGCGCCATTAATCGAGCAATTGAATATTATGAGAAAGAGCCATTTTGGTTTAAGGAGACGACGGGTACCTTCTCAACATCTTCTGGCACCAAAATCTATACAACCGCAACGATTCCAACAGATATTTCAAAAATAGATCGTATGGAAGTTGTTGTTAGCGGCAATGATCAACCCTTGACAGAGGTAACCTTCGATGAAATTGAAGATATCGATTTCAGTCATCAAACAGGTATTCCCGATCGGTTTGCTTTTTATAGCAATAGCATTTATCTTTATCCCATTCCGAATGGAACATATACCATACGTCTTGCCTATACCAAAACATATGCTCAATTATCCGCTGATTCCGATACAAATGATTGGACAACGGAAGCCGAAGACCTCATTGAATGTCGTGCGTTATGGACACTTTATTCACGAACAATAAAAGACGATGAAGAAGCTAATAAATACAAGGCAGCAGAAGAAGATGCCTTGCAAGCTCTGCGCTCAAAGACGGAGCAACATAATGGAACGAGTGCAACCGTTAGATCGACGGAGTTTTAGCGATGGCGTTCATTCCATTTGGAGAATATACACCCGACCTTCCCGACTATCTCAATACGGGCGCTACAGTTGCTAAAAATGTTATTCCTTTCGGGACATCTTATCATCAATTCTCAGGGCCGTCGGTTTATTCAAGCAATGGTCTTGATGCTTATTGCCAAGGAGCGGAGCGGGGCAGGGCTGCGAATAGCACGGCCTTTAATTTTGCAGGGGATGCAGCCAAACTCTATCGCCTCCAAGGTGGGGCCTACAGTGATATATCGAAAGGAGGGGGATATACGACCGCCTCTGATGATATTTGGGAATTTGCCCAATGGGGCAGCCAGATGTTGGCAACAAATTATACGGATAATATTCAAACATTTACAATGGGAACGAGCACAAACTTCGCCGATTTAGGTGGCACGCCTCCTAAAGCAAGACATATAGGTGTCGTACGTGATTTCGTTGTTACAGCAAATACGAATGATACAGATGGTTCATTACCCTATCGCGTGCGGTGGTCTGCTCTTGGAAATGAAGCCAGTTGGACTGTTTCAAGCGTAACGCAATCCGATTATCAAAATCTTGATGGCCCTGGTGGTTGGTGCCAAAAGGTAATTGGTGGCGAATTCGGGGTGATCTTCCAAGAAAGGGCTATATGGAGAATGACCTATGTGGGCTCTCCAGCCATTTTCCAGTTTGATCAGGTTGAGTCTGGTCGCGGCACTCCAGCCCCTAGCTCTGTGGTTAAAGTAGGCAATTTTATAGCCTATCTTGGAATTGATGGATTTTACATCTTTGACGGACAACAATCTATCCCCATCGGTGAAAACCGAATTAACAAGACTTTCTTTGCAGAGCTCGATCAAAATTATTTGCATAGAATATCCTCGGCGGTCGATCCAGCAGCTCAAGTGATCTACTGGGCTATACCAGTCACGGGCAATGCGAATGGCCGCCCCAATAAAATCTACATGTACAATTACTCTCCAAATGCCACCAAACGCTGGGCATTTGCTGAAACGGAAACAGAATTTATTTATCTTTCGGCTGGCGAAGGATATACACTTGATAGTCTGGACACCATAAGCACAAACCTTGATTCACTTCCATTTTCTTTGGATTCCAAAATATGGACAGGAAACACCAATAATCTGTCCGGTTTTAATTCCAGCCATAAACTTGTCAATTATACAGGAACGGCCTTGGATGCTGTTATTGAGACAGGCGAGGCCACCCTACATGAAAATCATCGCTCAAAAGTAACAAAGGTGCGCCCAGTTGTTGATGGAACGAGTGCAACGACGACTGTTCAACTTGGCACACGCAATCTCTTATCAGAATCCGTCACTTGGGAGTCAGCGGTATCCCTCAACTCTACAGGTGACGCCCCTGTTCGAACAAATGCCCGATTTCATCGGGCAAGGGTAAACATCACCGGCGGATTTGATGATGCGCAAGGCATCGAGGTCGTCGACTTTAAGAAGTCGGGGGTACGATAATGGCTTTTCTTAATGTTCCTCCTCAATTAGAAGACGTCAAGAAATGGAGCCGTCTCATGGCTCAAGCCATCAATCTAATATTGCAAGGAAAAACCAACAATACGGGCACAGCTACTTTAACGGCTAATGCAGCAAGCACAACCGTAACGGAGGCACCCAATCGCATCGGCGATGGAACGGTAATTTTATTCATGCCGACCACCGCTAATGCCGCTACTGCCATGACCAATGTTTATGTTTCAGGGCGAAGCGTTGCCAATAACACCTTCACGATAACACATACAAACAATGCTCAAACTGATCGGATATTTAACTATATTTTGGTGGGATAATGGAGAAAAACAATGAACCTAAGCTTTCTGGTGTTTTATATTCGCAAGTTGATTTCATTTGGATGGAAGTCAGAGACCTCATCAAAAAAGCGCTTGGATATTCAGATCAAGCATATGCCTTGCAAGACATTCTCGAAGGAATCAAAACCCGCGATTTACAATTATGGACAGCTTCTCGAGGACAAAAAACGACGACGATTATGGTCACCAAGATCATCAACTACCCTCAAAAGAAGAGCCTTTTAATCATGCTATATGCCGGAGAAAGCCTAAAACTCATGATTCAATTTAAGCCGGTCATTTACGCTTGGGCAAAAGAGAATGGGTGCTGTGAGGTTCAAATTTATGGACGTATGGGTTGGGAGAAAATGCTGGGAAACGAAGGCTATGAAAAAATCTATACAGTCTTGAGGGCAAAGATATGAGTTTATCTTTTTGGGATCGTCATTGGAATAGCATTGCACGCGGTGGTGGTGGCGAACAGGGAGGCGGTGGCGGAGGAGCTCCTGCAACGACGACGACTGTTCAAAAATCTGATCCATGGCCAGGGCAACAGGGTTATTTGACTACGGGGTTCTCTGAAGCTCAATCCCGTATGCTTGATTATACTCCAGCGTATTTTCCTGGTGATACCGTTGTTCCTTACTCCCCAGAAACCTTGCAAGCCATGGACTTAACAAAGCAGCGCGCATTAAGTGGATCACCAGTTACAGCAGCCTCAACTAATGAACTTACAAAAACGCTCAATGGTGGTTATTTATTTGGTAGCCCTGGGTTTGATGCAGCAATACAAGCTGCCACCAATAAGGCTATACCTGGGATAAATAGTCAATTTGAATTGGCTGGCAGATATGGGTCGGGTCTCAATCAAGAAGCCCAAACGAGGGCCATTTCTGATTCATTCGCTGATCAATATGGTGCCGAGCGCACAAACCAAATGCGCGCCATGATGTTTGCGCCTCAAGTGGCTTCAAGTGAATATGACGATTATGGAAAACTCGCAGCCGTCGGGGCTCAAAAAGAGTCTCTTCAACAAGAACAAGTCGCCGATCAGGTTGCACGCCATGATTTTAGTCAAAGCGTAGCAGAACGCCAGTTGCAAGAATTTATGAACGTTATTCAAGGAAATTATGGGGGCACTACAACGACGACGGGCCCAGCCATGCAACAACCTACATATTATCGAAACCAGGGGGCTGGCGCTTTTGGGGGTGCAATGCAAGGCGCACAGCTCGGGAATATGATATTTCCTGGTATGGGCGGTAGTTTAGGTGGTGCTGCTCTTGGTGGTCTTCTTGGTGGATTCTTTTAAATAAATAGGAGTTAGAAAATGCCTTTACTTGATTCAAATTTATGGGCTGGGACAGACCCTAGGTTACAGCAACAAGCAATGGGAGGCATGGGGCCTGGTATGGGGGCAGGGGGCGGTGTACCTCAATTACCCCCCACATTAGCCGCTCAGCTAGCCCAACGGGCTCAAATGCGCATGAGTCCACAAAGCAATCCAATGTTGGCAGCTACAATGCGACCCCCTCAACAACCAGGGATGGATATGATGCCGCCGTTTCAACCAACGCCGATGGCGAAACCAAAGGAATTCTGGGAACAGCAATACCAGCCAAATGAGGGGATGCGCTCGATGTCTGTTGCGGATACCATGCCGAAGGATTCGGGTGTTGTAATGCCTGGCCAACTTCCTCAAATGAGCGGCCCACAAATTCCTAATAACGCTCAAGGGATGGGATTAGGGGCAAATGCACCTCAAATGATGGGTGGAATGTCAAATCCTGCTCAGGCGTTTGCAAATCAATTTAATGCCCCAGGTATGGCAGCTCTGGGCATGGGCCAAAATCAAACTCAAAAGCCTGGTGATGATTCGCTCGCTAATCTCAAGAATCAAATGTTCGGCGCTTATTTGAATCTTTACCCAGAAGGAAACATCTAAGATGGCCTATGTTGATGGTTTAAGCGAAACAGAGGAAGTTGCGACGCCGCCTGGGTCGCCTGGGTCGCCTGGCGCGCAAGCTCCTGCTGCTGCTAAAACGCCATCATTTACCGATTGGCTTGGAAGCCCTGAAGCTATGGCTTATGCATCGGCAATGCTTAAAGCAAGTGGCCCTTCACGCGTACCCATTTCTTTCGGTCAGGCAATGGGTATG